CATAGTAAGCAGTTGTGCTTCAATCACACGTCCGTAGCTACAAACGACTATCATTGTTTTTGGGGTTTAGTCTCCCCCAATGCCAAATTCACCGCCTCATTTGGGGCATTCTTGCGGAGGGTGTGGGGGCGCTTTTGCGCCCGCCCCCCATTTCAAGCTGCGCTCCCTTAAGGGGGAGCAGAAGCGCAGGGTGGAGGCGGGAGAGAAGAAGTGGTGTCCCACTTGCTTCTGCTTCACGGTTGACTCCCGAGTTGTTCAAACTCGGTCTGAGGTCCCAGAAGCGAGGAGAGTACTTACCGTTGCTGATGTCTTGGGGAGGGGTGTGCTTTCTCGGGAGGAACTTAAGGATTGTCGGTGGGGTCGAGTTAGACATGAGGCCTCTTTTGCGCTGGACGCTTACATTCGTAGGATGGCTAGGATGATGGCGGCGGAGGATTTCGTGGCTTGTCGGAATTGTACAGAGGTTCGTTGTAGAAGGTGTGACGGGGGTTTTGACCAAACTGCCTCTACTTACGCCACCGAGATTGCGGCGTCCTTTGGTGTGGAGTCCGCTTCGATGAGAAGGCGTCTGAATGTTGAGGCTAGAAACGATCTGAGGAACGAAGCCAATCTTGGTCTTCGTGCGGACAATCATTGGAGTCAAAGCGAGCCCGTCATGGAAATCCACTCGGAATTCCATATGGAACAGTTGCCAGATTGCGGAGTCTGTCTAGAAGTGCCGGCCGAAGTTAGGAGTGCATCTGGCCGTGTCGTCGCGTGTAAAGTTTGCGCGAAAGAGTGGGTGAGAGTCGCTGGCGAAGTTTCGTGGCAACGTTTAGTGCGCCGAATGGCGCCAGTTGTAGCCCCGAAGCCGGAAATTAAGACTCCGGTCTTACCTTGGCAAGAGATCGAGCGCCAGCTTGCTTTACAAGCACGACTTGAAGCAAAGAAGAAGTCAGAAGCTAGGAAGGCGCACAATAGAAGGCAACAAGAAGCCATCGAACGGTTGGAACAAGAGCGGAAGGACTTCTTGGAATCTATGAACGCATTAAAATCGACTACACAACATGTGCGCCGATTGGCGCCTGGAAGGTGTTATGCCCGATTATTCCATCTAAGTGTTCAAGACGAAGTTCAGGACCTGTTGCAAGATTATCCCACAGTTGAAGCTATCAGAAAGCTGATTGTCGACCATGGCCTGGAGAAGTACCCGCTATCCCCTTATCGAATGAGGATTACTGATTCCGTGGAGGAGGGTTGTGTGCATATCAAGAGCGGTAGTGGTAAATTCACAGCCGAGCACATAATCTGGAGTCCGCGTCAGAATGGCAAGAAAATAGGTGGACGTGCACGGTATGAACGTTCCCATAAATACCGCGTTCCTCGGGTTTACACCTCACAACAAATCGTAGCGGCTGAACTATATGCTGAACAACCGATCAGATCCTTTGTCCCCAAACAACAGTCTAGGGGTTATCAAATCACACAACGCCTTTGGCAACAAGTTAGCCGATTGGTTATTAAGCCTAAGGTTGTTGAACAGGAAGTCTGGGAGCATGATGGTTTGTTGTGGCCGGAACGATGGGAGATGTTGTTTAGAAAAGCACTGGGTTACGATTGGCAACCCGTCGAGGACTATGAAGCTTACGATGAGGAGATGCAGGAACAACTAGATTGGTTTAGCACCGTGTTGGAGGAAGCAAACGATTTCGGTTACGACCCAGCTGACAATCCGTGGTCCATGGACGCGGGAGTGCCGGACACCCTTGAAGACCGAGATTTGGTCATAGGAGGTGAAGGCGATTGTTGGCGGAAGGTGTTCCCGACCTGGGAACATGAAACACATATGACAATGGCCGAGTTCAAACAACGGTGCGGCGTCGCCGCTGAAGCTATGAAACGAATGTCTTTCAAGACTATGATGAAAATAGTGGCCGACGGGGAAGACTTCCATCTAGAAGAGGTGGCTTTGGATATGATACTAAAGATGCGCAAAGTGGATATGACCGGGTGGTACTCTTTTGCGGATGTCGCGGATTTCCCGGAGACAACTTCCCTCATTGGTTCGGGCATGCCTAGTGCGGACAAGATCATCGCTGAGGCGATGCAAGTGCAAGGTGTGCAACTTGGAACCTTGAGAGCTCAAGAAGCGTTCGACAGCGACTATAAGAGTATGCCAAAAACCAAATTCCGAATGACTGGGCCTGAATCCGCAAGGATGGCTAGGTACCTCGGATTCCCAGTCTTGTCACAAAACAAGGAATTCAACGGCAATGATCATCTTTGGATAGAAGTCGCAAGGGATCTCATTCGTGAGAGGTTGGACTCTCTGTTCCCACATAACCAAGACTACAATACAGTCTTGCATGTCGGGGCGACATCTCAAGAGATTAGACGGTGGTGGAGTCATTTGGGCCATGACTTTCACATCGCTGCGCGAGAAGATAAAGACGCCGTCCGTTGCCTTGAAGACTTCACTAAGCTCCTAGGGGGAAAGTTAACTGGTATGAAGTTGCCCAGTCTCACATCGTATAAAGGGAATGCTACGAGACTGAAGATAGACAGTGTCGATGAGGCGATCAGACTGTACGAGAAAGGGGGTCGGCACCGGATATTCAACCACGGTATGCCGGAAAGGCAATATAATACTCTTTTCTTTGAGGATTGTCTCTATGACATGACAGAGGCCCAATTTGCGGACTATTGGAAAAAAACTGGGGCCACAATTGGGTACGCGGTTATGTTCTTTCCAGACCATATGAAAGGGGAGGACGCTGTCGATTCTGAACTCTATAGGTATCAGGAATACTATGAAATTGATAGGAAGGTGGAGGATTTGATCGCCGACATCTGGCCCTCTATATTACTACTAGAACCCCTTCTACCGTTACACGGCATAGCAGAGTTCTTTCACAAGTTCATACGATGGGCTTTTACGAAAGGCTGGGCGATCTTCAAGGATTGGTTATCCCATGTTGTTCATGATGACTTCCCTCTGGAAGTAGCTTTCGGCACCATTTACAATATTGGAAAGATCGTGCCGATATTCCAACATTTGCTTAAGAAATTGGTGCCTGTATTTAGGTTTCATTTTGCGAGGGCTTCTGTAGTTTGGAAAGGAGGATTTTCTAATGGTTACGACCATGCAATCAAGACTTGGGAACCTTGGTTGAAGAAGAGGAGATTTGACATAGGGGGCGGAAAATTCGTGGACTCGGAAATCAAAGTGCAACATGGCGAGATGCACTTGGTGAAATTCTGGATTTCGTCTGGCACCACCCCAATCACTTACACAGTGGAATTGCCTCCAGAGCGCACAGCAGTTCACGTGCTGGACTTAGAGGCTGGGAGGGAAAAGATCCTTGGACAGACCGGATTCAGTTACATCAAGTGCAACATGTCTGATTGGTTCAAATTGATAAATTGGGCCTTAGCAGAACCAATAGAGACTCTGTCTTTCAACGTCATGATGACCACCCTCAACAGAATAAGAGGGGGTCTTTCACTATCCTCTAACGTACTGGTGGAACCGATGTCCATGATGGATCCCTATGTCTCGAAGATAGCCTTAGCTGCGTATATAGAAGTCGCCCGCAGGCAAAACATTATAGCGGAAATTGAGAATGACGAGTCCCTAAAGAAAAATTGGACAGCTAACTACGAGTACGTCATCAAACAATTCTTGGCTTTCGGCCTAACGGCAATAACCGGAGGAATGATATTCCCATTGGTGGCGATCATGAAGTGGTTGTTCACCACTTATCCTTCTGTGGAAATAGTCAAATACCCAGTGGAACCAAAGACCATCTATGTGCGAGGAAGAACGAAGATTCCAGGAGTGCGCCGAATGGAGCCTGCTGATTTCTTCAAAAGAGAGCTTTCCATAGTGATGCCACACAAAGAAGAGAAAGCCAAACTAGCTTGTAGAATATGCGATTTGTGGAAACAAGGGAAGTTCTCAAAAACTGGTATACCGGCAGAGGGACAACGATTCATATGCACACACGCCGAAGCGAAGAACGAACATGATCTGTCATTCTCAGGACCAGAGATGGTAGACATGGCCTTAAAGGTGAGAGACGCAGAAACAGCTCACACAGCCATGGGAGCTACAAAACTTGTGCCCGTATTAACAAAGTTCAAGCATTGGCTTGAAGCTAACCAAGGTGGGATAGAGTGGAAATCGGAGGTGCACCACATTCGGGGAGGCCCGGGGACTGGTAAGACTGAGGTCATAAAGTCTTTGATGGCCTATTTTGAGAAACAAGGACTCCAATGCGGTGTGATTACTCCTTTCACTGATCTACAAGCGGACTACAAGAATGTCCAAGTCTTTGGTGAGAACGGTATGTTCACCTTCGACGCACAAACAACCTGGTATAGCGCAAAATGGGCAAAACAAGATGTCATCTTCGTCGATGAGTGCACGGCAGTCGATTGGAAATTGATCAAAGCGGTTGCCATTCATTCGGGTTGTCGAAAGATATTCCTTGTAGGCGACAAAGCGCAAACGACTCTGAATTCTGCCGCAGGTGAAGGCGTTGATCCAACAAATGAACAATCAGGTCTGGATTGGACTGAGGTCCCGACGCATGAACTTGTTAAGAATTATCGTATGGACGCATGGAGGGTGAAATTGCACAACAAAGTCTGGGGCTACAACATGTTGCCCACTAGAACAGACATGTTGCCTCCGAAGTTCATTTCCAGAGCAGTTTACGATGAGATGAAAGCGAATGGCGACGGGGCCGAACGAGAATTCGTCTTTGCACACGCTGCTGGCTTACAAATATTTGGCAAAGAATCAGTTGCTGGAGACAGAGAAAAGGACAACCTATCTGTTAGAAGCGCACAAGGCAAGACGGTCAAAGGACCAGTTGCGGTGTCCGCTTCCGAATTGGATTCTGGGGTTATTACTGTCCATGGCATGCTGAATGTAGCTAATAGCCGCAGTAAAGGGCAAACCTACTATGTTTTCTTCGAGGCAGAAACCGACCCAGTTGTTGTGTCGCTAAAGAGAATGTTACATTGCGACACACAAGAAAGGATAGAAGCAATTTCGAACTCCCCACTGCCAAAGATAGAGGACGCCATGAACACAGAGTTCGAGTTGTCCGAAGAAGAGACAAAGATGGAGGCGATCATGCGAGCTAAGGCAGAATGCAACAAAGTCGAGATCCTGACTGACCCTGATGATGACGATAAGATACAAACCTTAATGGTCCAGGAAAAGAAGACCATGGACCTGCACGTCATAGATGGGTTCTCTTCAGTCGCGGACTTTAAGATGTTGGAATTTTACAAAACACAGTTCCACTGGTGTTTGTTCGATGCGATATTCCCGGAAACAATGTCCCAACCCGAGTCCGAAGCTCTGCTAAAGTGGATCGGTAAGGTCTATTGTGACGACAATCTGATGGGTAGAGCGAAAACCAACTTGTTGAAATTTCAGAGGTTTTTCTCCCTGAGAAACAAAGCTCTGCCAGTTGTGGATGGGAAACGATTAATCGACATCAAAGAGTTCGCTAGCTGGGTCCATAAAGAGTTGGGAGACCTTACCATCTATGACAAGGGTCTTGAGAGATTCATCTTCGTCTCGCCCTCTTACAGGTCGAATCCCGGTGCCAGGCGTGTGTTTCATATAGCAATATCCAAGGCACATGCGGAGAGGGACGACGCCTGCAAGATGAAATGTTATGTGGAAGGAATACTCGACCAGCAGGAAATGCCCCATTACGAAGTGTTCCAAGGGGGCATTCTACTTAGGGAATTGCATGAAAAGAAGAAGAAGGATCGTTTTCTAGGGGACTATCGACACAACCTGCCGCAAAAGAGGACTGAAGGTTGGGTTCAAGCCGAAATTGTGCCGAATGGTACTAACGACTTCCCAACCGTTACCGCTGAGATTGTGACCCAAGCGGAGGTGGGGATAGAAGTCGAGGTTCAAAGGACTTTGGAGGTAGAAGTTGTTCCAGTGTTGGAAGCCGAAGTGATACCGGCCCGCACATTAGAAGCAGAAATCGGGGATATGGCTGATATTCTTGTGGAGGATGCTGGGGAACCTGTGCAACTAGATCTAGTCGCTGGGTACCAGTTACGTAAACCCACAATCGAAAGAGTCACCTTGCCGGATCTGTCGAGAAAACACTTCAACTTGATGAATCGATATCAACCCATAACTTCCTCGTGGAAAGAAGTGGAAAAGGAGCCAGATACGGATAGAATTCATAGGAAGACCAAGTTGCGCTTAGGCACAAATGGTTACTTGCTAAGATCCGTTATATCCCCGGCTAACGCTTACACGAGGGCACCCATGTTGAATGAAGCGGGTGTGGTCCAAGGAGTCACCAACCCTTCGAATGCCACGCTCAATTGGGATGGGTTCATACATCAGAGAACAAGAGCCGGAAGAATAAGGTCATGGGTGAATCCCGAATATAGAAGCTTGGACGTAGGCGTTGGGAATCACTATAACAATTCCCCTGTAGAGTCGCTCTTAGCGGCGCAGCGTATAGGGAAGAGAGGAAAGAAACCCTCCTTAAATAGTGAGACCATAGCCTTCGCTAGAGAGGTTGCAAGAGCCACGTTCAAAGACTTCTGGTACCCGGCTTACGTTAAAAACCAGGAAGTAATCAACGCCAGGGTAGAGGAAGCCATTAAGACGGCTAAACAGAGGAACTATCACGGGAGGATGGACGCGGAACACAAAAAAGGTTTCCTACCGAAGCTCACTGTTAGCAATAAGGACCAGTTCAAGCCAATAAAGAACGGTCAACTTAAGCTAGGCAAGTATGGGCAGGTTTTGGTCCAATCGCCCCCTTCGGTGAATCTACAGTTCATGGCCTGGATGAGGATACAAGGATTTCTCTTCAAGAAAAACCTGAAGCCTGATGTCTTCACAGATGATTACGAATCCGCTTCCAACTTTAGGAAGAGGATAACAAAGGCTATCAAAGAATTGCCGTCGTCTGTTTTAGTGGGCATAGTGGATGGTGAAGAATGGGATTCGCAGCAGAACCAGGTGACCCTGGAGATAGAGAAGGAGTTGTGCAGACTTTTTGGCGCGTGCAATGAGACCATCAAGGAGTATTTCCAGGTCAGGGGGAATCTCGACTATATCATGCACGGCGTGTTCAAAGGCACAATGAATGGAGAAAAAGGGTCAGGGTTCTTAGACACAAAGTTAGGCAACACCAAATTAGCGGCCGTGATGGCTCACACGATAATGAAGGGTACCGGTCCAAAAGTGGTTGGCATAAAAGGAGACGACTACTTACATCTACAATCGGGACTTCATATAGATGAGCATGAGGTCGTTAGAGTTAAAAAGATGTGTGGCATGAAGCTCAATGTGTCTATCTCGCGTAAAGGAGGCGAGTTCTGTGGAAATTCGGTGTCCAGGGCTGGAATGTACCCATCTATTACTCGGGCAGCTATGAAGGCTGCAGCGTCTAAAGCGAGGAACTACGATCAGTTCTGTGCTCAACAACAGTCCTACCGGGACTTGATTCAGGAGTATCAGGATTGTGGTTTGGAGGAGACCATACATTATTCCGCAGAGGCGGAAGGGGTAGATCCAAACTATGTGGAGACTTGCCTGAGCTTCCTAAATAGTATGGGACATATATGCAAAACTCAGTGGGAAGCAGTTGCTAAGAGAAGGCTGAACCCTAGGTTTCATCTACCTAGTGCGTTTGGTCCACAACTAATCTAAGTGATCGTGAGCCGCAACAATACCGCTCTAACAATTAAAAGAGGCGGGGCTTAACGCAGTCGTTTTGCCGATTGGTAAACGAGACTTTCTTAGGTTCTTTGGAACCAACTCACGATTCCGCTTTGATTTTAGTCCAGCAGCAACAGAAATTCAGAAAATCCCGCGACAAATGAGTAAAGTGATCATCACCGAGGAGGAATATAACAGAATACGTTCAAACAGAGAGACTACTCCATTACTATGGTCTCCAAACGTGAGCGAGCGCGCAGGGCCAAGCAATCGGCCAGGGACAGGTCTAGATCAAGAGGCCGGTCAGAATCCAGAGGGCGTGAAAGGCAAAGATCGAGTTCGGTTCGATCCCAAAGTCGATCAAGACGAACTGGAGAGGCTCAAAGCAGAATTGCAGATCTTGAAGAACAAATCAGGAGTCTTGAGCTCAGAGTTCAAAATGGGGGTTCTAAAGTTCGTGGGGATGTGCGTCATCACCACGTTAGCGGGGTTGATCTTGGGCCTGGCTTGCCACATATTAGTGAGAACACCATTATCTCGGGCCATACCATTCGGCCTACTGGCTTGTCTGGTGGTCTGGATAATGTTGGAAGCTCACAACCAGTTGGGCTTCTAAGCGGATGGTTCGAAGCAAAACAAGATACGGCTAAATTCAAGTGGTATGTCACACACCTAGAGGGCTACAAAGCCTCGCTGTTGGAAACTCACTACGTTTCAGCAGTGTGGTGTGAGATAGATTGTCTTGGACTAAAAGCCAAAGTGGCTGGCAAGTACTACTTGCTAGTCACATCGACATCCGAAACACATGCGAAGGGTAACGCCCACGCATTAGCTATCAACTGGCAAGATATGCCAGATAAGTATCATATTAAGAACATCCCTAGACATTGGTCAAGATCGGAAAACTTTGGTTTCATTGTGGAGCACGTCATTATGGACGGCCTGGAAGAAGGAAAAGTTGCATCGACTGTGCGTGTGGGGATGTTATTTACACCATTATTGAAATAGGTGCCGGAGAAGTTTGTCGTGAGTTGACTAATGGAGGCTAGTAGTTTGACAAGTTCTACGATGGATTCCTTACGATTTTCCTTTGTATTGACTGGACCAGGAAAGAGAGGAGCTGATTAAATTTAAGCACTCGAGTACGCAGTCTGATTGGACCAGGAACGGAAGAAGCTAAACATTTGCCGATTGGTAATGTTAAGCACCCTAGTACGCAATCTTTACGTTAGGTTTTAAAGGCGGAAAAATCCAAAAAAAAAAAAAAAAAAAAAAAAAA